TGTCTATTTATTAGCTTTATGTAGGTTTAGTCACAACACTATTTACTCGTGGATATTTTACACCATTAGACGATGAAAGTCTATTTCCATGATTATCATGTGGGAACACAGTTCCACTTTGTGGTCTTTTAAAAACATAAGCAGCATACCGATTATTAGAATCACCAAGATCAGTATATGGATCAGCAACCATACCTTCACTAGTATCAGCAACTTGATCTACACCTGCAGATTCAATTACATATTGAAGTGCATCTTCTTGCTTCATGTTGGGATATTGTTCAGCAGCACATGCTAAAAGTCCAGCAACTTGAGGTGCTGCCATGCTTGTACCACTACTACTTGCATTATAATAGTTGGAATCTCGTGAATCAGCATTTTGATTACTATATCCAGAACTAGAATTAGCTACAGATGACATAATAGATACGCCAGGTGCATAAATATCAACTCTTTCTTCACAATTACTAAACCATCCTTTTCTATCATTAGTATTAACTGATATTGCACCTACAGAAATAGAATCACCATTTGAAGTTTCTGTATTACCTGGACTTGATCCTCGTGAAGAAAAATAATCACCAGCACTTGTAAAAAGTATATTAAAATAATCATTACCATCAGGACTTCTATCAATTGGCCAATAACCATTTCCTGCAGATCCAACAAAAATTACCCCATCTCCCATAGCATCTTCAATATCTGAATCTACTGATGCATTTCTTATACCCAGATCAGGAATTCTATCACTATTGAATGAACCACCATAAGTAGAGGATGGAACAGGAATTCTTCTAGATTGTAACGCTGTTCTTTTTTCAGAAGTAGTCATTGAACTCAAATCAGTAGTTACTGATCTATACCTTACTTCAGAAATCTGAGATAATAAAATATTAGATGCAGTTGCGTATATTGACCAACTATTATTAACTATTGTTGGATTTCTTCTTCCAGTAGCAGCGTTAATTGGTTTATTATTATGAAAATACCTAATATAATCATATAAAACTAATGTCCAATTTATTCCAGTTATTCCATTTCCTCCACCAGCATCAGAACCAAATTCTATATTATAGATATTGGCATCTCTTGCCCATCCTTGAGTATTTCCAGCAACCGTTCCTGCTACATGAGTTCCGTGACTAGATGCAATTGTAGAATAAGAATAGGTTGCTGCAGTATTAGAACCATAACCTAACGCAGAACTATACTGAAACCAATTAAATTCGTTGCTACGAAGACTACCAGTTCCATCAGGATTTTCTCTAAATTCTGGATGACCAAAATTTAGATGACGATCTACTATAATAACATCTACATTTTTACCAGAACTTGTTGTATTAAAAGTACCAGTTTCTTCACTCGTTCCATCAGAACCCCAATTAGATGTTTGTGATCCATCAATACATCTTTTAATAGCCCAATTTTTATCAGATGCTTCATCTGGACTTTTATCCCAGTCACCAGTTTGTGATTGATCCCAAGTTTCAGCAGTATATAATTCAACATTTTCTTCACAAGCTTTTACTCTAGAATCATTCAATAATTCATTTGCTTCAGCATCAGATAAAGTAAAAACCGTATTTCTACTTTGAGGTCTCATCAAATCACATGTACATGCTCTACTAGGAACAGAACCAGTTCCACTAGAAGCAGTCATTTCATTACAAAAACTTGTTTTATCAGAAAAATTATTAAGAGTGACTATATACTCTTTCATTTATGCCTCCGATTGTATTAAAGTCAAAGTTACTGTAATTGCACGAGCAGAAGAATCCTTATTTGTCACTTTTGCATAAACTGTTGTAGAAGGAGTTCCATCATTATTCCATCCAATAACTCCTGGTGACATTAAGAATGTGCTTGCACCTGCAGTTGTAGTTAAAACTTCTGCTATGACACCTGAACCTGGTGTAGGGTCTGTTCCCTCTGTTCTACTAGCATCAGAAGTTCTAGATGCAGAATCAACATAAAGTCTAACCCAAGCAGGATGATCTATTGCTATTTTAAGTAAATTATATGCCTTAAATGCCGTTATTGATAAATCACCAGAAGCAGCAGCACTAAGAGAAGCAGTAGTAGCACTCTTTGTAGTTCTTGATGCTATTGAACCACCACCAGAACCATTAGATGCTGCAGTTATTCTACCTTGTGCATCAACTGTGATATCTGCATTAGTATATGATGCTGCAGTAACAGTAGTGTTGTCTAGATTTAAGGTTACATTACCTGAAGTTCCACCACCAGATAATCCTGTTCCAGCAGTAACTCCTGTGATGTCTCCACCACCACCGCCGCCACCTGATCCACTAGCAGTTTCATCATACCATAAATCACCATCACAAACTGTGTAACTACCACCTGCTACACTAGTAGGATCATATGTTTGTACAAATTTATGTCCATATGCATTACTAGTTGTTCCAATTCCAATAGTTGAAATTCCTGGTGTACTAGCATCTACATCAATTGGATTGAGACATGATCTTACAGATCTTGGAGAAGTATTATCATCTGAGAATTGTGTTACAAATACCGTACCAATACCACCACTTGTATTATCTTTCCATGTCCATCCACCAGCACCATCTGCTGTTATAACCTGCTCATTTGCTCCAGTATCAACAGCACCCCATTCTTCTATTGATTCTACTTTTAACTTTTGAGCAGTTAATAAATTAGTTGATGCATTCCAAGTTAAACTATCATTATCAACATTAATTCCTTGATAAGCTGTTGATGTATCATCAACGAATGTTATATGATAAGTATTATCATCACTCTTAGAATTAACTCTAACCTTCTCTGCATTTTCTACTGATACAGTTCCTGTGTCTATCCATTGTATTCCAGAAGCACCTAATGAACTTAAAATCCATCCACTATTTCCAGGACTCTTAGTGCTATCATGAACTGCACCCTCAAAGGTAGCAATACCTGATATACTAGATGAATTAGCTGCAATATTACCTATAGCAGTAACACCAAGTCCAAGAGTTTCAAATACTTTAACATTATTATGTTTTAATTCTATTCCAGCAGTTCCATCAATTTCTATATTACTACCAATAATCTTTAATTTACCCGTTCCAACATCACTTATAATACTATTATCTTCATCATGATATATTTCTAAATCTCCATCATCTCCCCATGTTGCTTTAATATTATCAAGGAATTTCCATGTATTTGCTGATTTATCCCAATAAGCTGAATTTGCTCCACCAGAACCATGAAACTCTGCATCATCTTTAAATGTTGCAATACCAGCAACATATAAAAAATCGGTATCAAGATTAGTTAATCCACTAAGATTTCTTGCATAAACAGTTCTCCATCTACGTGCATCAGTACCTAAATCATAAGTAAAGTTTACATCAGGAACAAGATGTGAATCAAATTCTCCATTAACAGTTATATTATCAGCACTATCACTACCTAAAACTACACTACCATTTAAAGTTGCAGAACCATTTACAGTTAAAGCATCAGAAAGAACAGCACTAGTAGAGTCTAATTGTCCAATTACAGTAACTCCAATTCCAGAAGTTTGGAATCGAACAGCATTATCATAAAAAGCATCAACTTGCTGCTTTATATCATTATGGATTGTTATACCACCTAGTCCACCTTTTCCTTGTAAATGCAATCCATCTTCACCACCTTTAATATTAAATTGCCCCTTTGTATTAGATGCATCAATATAACTGGTATTTACAGTTGGTGAAGATGCAGCATTCCAAATTACAATTTCTTCAGTACCAGCATTACCATCACCAGCACCAAATGTTAATTTAGTACTATCAAGAAATCTAAATCTATCTTGAGAAGTATCCCAAAGAGCAGCTAAACTAGGACCGCTATTTTCCCAAAACTCAACATCTCCTCTAAATGTAGAAACACCAGGAGAAACATAAAGTCTCTGGAAATTACCTTCATCTAAAATTAAAGGTTCTTTAATGTATAAACTACCACCCACATATAAATCACCACCAGTTGTAGTAATACCTCCAGAACTAGCTAAGGTTGTAAGTCCTACTACATTAAGTAATCCACCAATATTAACATTCTTCTCTATACCAACACCACCTTCAACTACAACAGCACCAGTATCTTTATCATTAGATTGTACTGTAGAATTTGCTAATAAAATATCATTAACTTGTGTTGTACCACTAGTAGAATCTAAGATTAAATTTCCAGAAGTTGTAGTAACTGTTGCTGAACTTATCTTTACATTACCAATTGTAGTGATTCCAGTTACATTTAATTGTCCAGTAGTAGTATTCTCAGAAACAATTAAACTAAGAGCTCCTAAGTAACCTGTAGTATTATTCCAAGTTAAATTAGCACTGTCTTGAAGTTCACCTGCTGTTCCTACAGTTACAACACGTCCAGTTGTAAGATCAGTAACTGATGCAGTATTTGCTTTTATACCACCGTCAGCATTGATTAAATTAAGTGCTGTAGTAATACCAGTGATATACAACATATCAGCAGTAATACCACTTGTAAATAAAGATGGTCCATTGACATCCAACAATTTAGTTGGTGTAAGAGTACCAATACCTATACGATTTGTATCACTTCTGTAAACAAAATTATCAGCACCATCAACAAGTCCAGTAGTACCATGAAATTGAACTTCATATATGTCCCCACCAGCACCTGCGGTAACTGAAGCTGGCGTTATCCACTTAACACCATTTGCACTCCTACTTAAAAGATTACCATTTGAACCAGAAGCATTAGTATTATCATAAAGATATCCTTCTAATCTAAGATTTCCACCTACATGCAAATGTTGTGTTGGATTTACTTCATCTATACCAATATATCCACTATCAGCTGTTGTAAATAGAGTTCCACCTACACCAATATCCAATCTAGTTGCAGTAAGAATTCCTACATCATTATTAAATACTAAACCAGATGAAGTTGCAAAATCATTTGACCATTTAAATAATACACTTCCATTATTACCTGGTGGTTTAACTGTAATAGTTGCAGCAATACCTAAATTAATTGCATCTGCTGCTATAGAATTACCAACAAAATTAAGTTGAGTAATACTATCAGCACTACCTACAAGACTTCCCTCATCATATACACTAATAGAACCAGGTATTAATCCACCACCTTTAGGTGTCCAATATCTTTCTCCTGGATTGCTTATAACCGAAACTACTTCAAATTGTTGCCCTACTGGAATGGCAGGTAAAACACCCGTTGGATCACCAAGATTTGGTTCTGCTTGCTCTAAGCTTAGATATTGATATCTATCATCCTTTAACTCATTTTGAGGAGTTCTTTTTACTCTTCCGCTAAGATACTTAGGCATTACTGTTTTCTAGAATACTTGCAAGAAATTCCATCTGAAGTGGAGCAACAAGTCCACCTTGAGTGGACACACCTACATTTACTTTAATTGTATTAGTATCTGCTTCAATAATATTTAAATTGGTATTATAAGCAGGATCACCCACTCTAGGGTATCCATGCTCTGTTGAAAAACCATCTTGACTACAAGTAAAGACTATTGATTCTGTAGCAATACCAATATAACTAGTCGATCTCTTCATGCCATTGGTTACGGCAGGACTTACAAAGGTGTGTGCATAATCACTACCATTACCACTTATCACTGCATCTGCATCTGCTGATGAAAATGTATGAACACTCGTATTAGATGAAGAACCCACATTTAAAGTAATTGTTGTATCTGTTACTGCAGTGATATTAACAGCAGTATTATATGCTGCATCAGGAGTTCCTGCATTTCCACCCTCACCACTAGCTCTTGGGTAAGATTTTATACCTGAACCTAAAGCACATGTAAATTTAAAAGATTCTTCTTTTAATTTAACACTAGTATTTGCTAATAAACTATGTGTACCAATGGTAGCAGTTAATATACCAGCAGTAGGATTATATTCTGCATCAGTTGGTGTAAAAGTAACAATAGGACTTTTTCCTACATCTAGTTTAAAAGTATTATTATCAATTTTTTCAATTGCGGTCCATCTACCACTAGCAGGATCTGTTGATCTTGGATATGTCTTAGTTGCAGTATTACCATCCATTGTACATTTAAATGATAATGCATTATCATTAAATTTAATCAAATTACCTGTTGCGAACCCATGACTAGCTAGAGTTACTGTTAATATACCAACAGCACCATTATAATCCGCACCAGTTGGAGTATGTGATGTTGCTCCAGAAAGAATACCATGATTTGCAATAGTTAAAGATAAAGTACCAGTTCCTGGATTATAACTTCCATTTGTAGGAGTCCAATAAGTTGTATTGTTTGATAATATTGAATTATTACTTGCTCTAACAAAACTATGAATTGCTGCATTATAAAAATGAGTTATACCATTTGAAGAACCAACACGAGTTGTAAATGCATCAGCAGTTGGAGCAGTTTCTACAATATATGAAGACTGTGGATCTGGAAATATTGTTGTTGTAATACCTGAATTATTATTTGAACATGTAAATGCGATTCCACCCAAGGTTATTTGCTCACCAGCATTAAACCCATGAGCATCTATTGTTGTAACTGTAGCAAGTCCTAATGGCTCACAATAAGAAACATCTGTAATCGTACTTACACCACTTTGTGTTCCTTGTATAAAAACTCTATCTATAATTAATGGTGTTTTTTCCAATACCATTCTACCATCAACTAGAATTACACCATCATTAGGTGGAATTTCTACATCTTTTATAACTCTTATATCCCTTGTAAGTCCCGTACTTCTAGATTCTCTTCTCTGAATAAAAGTAACTGTTGGATATGTACCTACACCAACATTAGCAACTTGAGCATACAATACCAATGCAGAAGTTCCTGTAGGAACCTCATACAATTTCTGTTCTCCTGGTGCTACAGGAACCATAACAGATAAAAATTTATTTACTGGTGCTATTGCCATATTATCTCAACGCTAGTATTAATGGTGTTAATTGGGCTTGAATTGCTCGGTTAAAATCTCTTCCTCGAATAGTTGAAGTTGTTTGATCTACAGTTAATCCATCACCAATTCTAAAATTACCTTTTTGATCGGTACTTGTGAACGGGCATTGTCCACCGTTTATTGCAATGACTTCATTTTCGGGTTTAGGTACACCACCTTGGAAGGGGTTCGCTTTATTTATATCCGTACCAGCACCGATATATTCAAATGAATGAGAACTGGTAATAATACGACTAATTCTGAAGAGTTCAATATCTGTTCCACTATTAACTGCATAAGGAATAAATTCATTAAAAGTTATAGTTGTTAATCCAACATCTGTTGGTTCACTTGCAACAGCTACAGTATATAAAATAGGATCTGTGTCAGCTTCAAGTTGTGCACTACCAGTTCCTGATATAGAAACATCAAATGATTGATTTGGTAAGAAATTTCTACCACTTGCAATTACATCAACAGATGTAATTGTTCCAGCAGCACTAACATTAGCAGAGAATTCTGCCTGAATACCTTCTGGACCCAATGGAGCAGGAACTGTAATAACTGGAGGAGCAGATGCAGTATAATCACCAGGATTACCACCATCAACAACAGTAAGACCTCTATATAATTTCATAGGTGCATTTATAATCCCACTACCAGTAATATCAGTATAGTCTGATAGATTAATCTTAAAGTATAATCCCTGTCCATCAAAAGGTTTTCTAAATCTACCTAAACTATCCGTACAATTAGTAACTGGAAATACATCATTCTCAGCAGTTATATTTCCAAAAGTTGTACCAGTAAATTCTGTAATACCAATCCCATCTGCCTTTAATCCAACATTACCAAATGAGGAGTTAGAGTTTGTTAAGTCACATTGTCCTCCCGTTACACATGATATACCAATATCAGATGCAATAGTAAAGATAGAAACTAACTGGGCATATGCCATATTAGAAAGAGAAACACCAATACCTGCCTCATTATATTGTGTAAATGAGTCACAAACCATAGATTTTAAATCCTGTCCAAGATTATTAGTTCCTGTAAAATCAGCATTTGCAAAATCACCATTAATCTTCATACCAATACTCTTAGACATAAAGTTAGTACAGTTTCTGATATATGGAGATTTCCATCTACCAGTAGCACCCTCATCAGCAGGACCAAAATCAGTAAATCCAGTTACTGCTTGAAAATCTGTTCCAGCACTAACAGCAGTTGATGTTGGTGGGAAGGCAACTGCACCTGCATCAGTATGAGCATATGAAACTCCACCTTGTCCATCATCAGGAGGACCAGAGAAGTTAATATTTTGTATCAAACATCCTCTTCTAACATGGAAGACATCTTTTACTCTATTTTGAGGTATAATCGTCACAAGTCTTAAATCTTCACCAGATACTGAAACATCAGTTCTTAATCCAATTGGATTATTTTCAGTGTATCTACCAGAACGAATAATAATAGTATCTCCTTCCATTGCTATAGATGCAGCAGCACCAACAGTTCTCTTTGCATCACCTTCTAA